CCTGACCATAATAGATCTACTGGAGATACAGTTAGATTTAGAGGTGCAACTAACGCAACTGGTTTTACTAATGTACCTTCTTTTGATGGTGTAACCGATATTAGTAATGCAAGTGGTTTTACAGTTACAGTTGGCAAAATAAATTCTAGTGGTATAGTATCAGATACTACAAACTATTATTACTTTCAAAGTAGTAATACAGCAACAAGTGGAAATATTAATGGAGGGGGAGATAGTAATACAGCAGGACCTGTTAACTTACAAGCATAATGACATACGCAGAATTAGTACAAAAAATTAGAGACTATACAGAAGTAGACAGTAATGTTTTAACCTCTACTATTGTAGATGGATTTATATCAGACGCTGAATTTAGACTTCTTAGAGATGTAGACTCTGATAATAATAGAAGATATGCAACAGCTCTTGTTGCTGCTTCAGATAGATTTATAGATGTTCCAGATAATTTATTAGTTGTTAGATCGGCTCAAATAGTAGATTCTGACGGCGTAGGTGCTTCAGATAATAGAGAATTTTTAGAGTATAGAGATACTAGTTATATGTCAGAGTATAATTCAACAGGTGCTACAGGAGTTCCAAAATATTATAGTATGTGGAATGAAAATACTATTGTAATGGCTCCTACTCCAGACGCTACTTATGAAATTCAGTTAAATTATATCTTGAAAGACCCTGGTTTATCGAGTACAAATACGACTACATATATTAGTAAGAATTTTCCCAACGGACTATTATATGCATGCTTGACAGAAGCATTTTCATTTTTAAAGGGGCCAAATGATCTCTTGCAATTATACGAAGGAAAGTATAAACAAGTGTTAGAAGGCTTCTCGGTTGAACAAATGGGAAGAAGACGACGTGATGAATATCAATCAGGTGTTCCTCGTGTCGGCGGAAAATAATAATAAGGAGATAAAACTATGGCTATAACACAAGCACTTGCTAATTCTTTTAAAAAAGAATTATTAGAAGCTGAACACAACTTTAAGCAAACTGGTGGTGACAAGTTTAAAATCGCTCTTTATACTTCTTCAGCAACTCTAAACTCAGCAACTACTTCATTCACTACAACTAATGAAGTTGCTAACAGTGGACAATACGCATCGGGCGGTGGAGCACTATCTAATTTAGGAACTTCTATTGCATCAGGTGTTGCAATTGTTGACTATGCTGATAGATCATTCACTGGTGTGACTTTGACTGCTAGAGGAGCTTTAATCTATAATACTTCAGCAACTGTAGCGAATGCAGCTGTTGCAGCTTTAGATTTTGAAGCAGATAAAACAGCGACATCAGGAACTTTCACAATTCAGTTTCCAGCTTTTACAACAGCAGCAGCTATTCTTAGAATATCAGGTTAATCATAGGAGATAATTTCCTATGGCAAATACTTGGGGTTCACAGACTTGGAGCTTTAATCAATGGAATGATTTAGATAATGTAAGTCTTTCTATTACAGGGATTTCTACATCTTCAAATTTAGGTTCACCATTAATTGACACGGAAGTAAATCAAGGTTGGGGTTCTGATACTTGGGGAACTGAAACTTGGGGTCTCTCTGCTCAAAATGCAGATGTAACGGGTATCGCATTATCTTCAAATTTAGGTTCAATAATTATTACTGCAAATGCGTCTGCAGATTTAACAGGTGAAGAATTAACTGGTGCATTAACAACACCCGAAGCAAGTTCAACATTTGTTGCAGAAATAACAGGTCAAGCAATGACTATGGATTTAACATTTGATCCAGAAATTGTTTCACCTACGGGTCAAGAATTAACAAATTCATTAGGTAAAGCCACATTAGATGCAAATACAATTGTAGAATTAACTACAGAAGTTACTCCAGGATGGGGTGCTACTGTTGGTTGGAGTGAACAACAATGGGGACAAGCATCTACTCAGATGTCTATGTCAATGGATGAAGGAACAGTAGATCCTTCACCTGATGCAGCAGTAACAGGTATTGGTTTTGAAGCTGATTTAGCAGTTGGTACAGTAATCATTGGAGAGGCTAACGTAGTAGCAGTTGGAGAAGGTATAGCTGCAGGGCTTGGATTAGGTACTTTAGATGCTGTAACTTTAGTAGATATAACTGGAATATCCATGTCAACTAATTTAGGTAGTATTGCAGAAGTAACAGGTACAGCAATTGTTAATTTAACAGGTTTTGGCTTGACAACGGCTTTAGGAACTAATACAACTCTAATCTGGAATCAAGTAGATACCGGAACAGCCCCAGTAGATCCACCAGGTTGGGTAGAAGTTGCTGCATAATGAGTTTGACAAAAACTCTAATTTTTAGTAAATTTAAACAAATAAGGAATTTAAAAATATGGCAAATTCAACATCAGCTAATTTAAAATTAACTGTTCAAGCGACTGGAGAAAATTCAGGAACTTGGGGACAAATCACAAACACAAACTTACTTATTCTTGAACAAGCAATTGGTGGTTATGATGCAATTGGAGTAACTTCCGGTGCTACATTAGCTTTTACAAATGGCGCTTTATCAGATGGTAAAAATCAAGTATTAAAATTAATTGGAACTATTGCAGGTGCAGTTAACGTTGTTGTTCCAGATTCTATTGAAAAAACTTACGTTATTCAAAATTCAACAACAGGTGCTTTTACTGTAACTGTTAAAACTACTTCAGGAACTGGAGTCACTTGGGCTGCTACTGACAAAGGTGCTAAAATGGTTTACTCTGATGGTACTAATGTTGTTGACACAGCTTTTACAGATTTATCAAGTGACTACTCACCTCAACTTTCAGCAAATTTAGATACAAATAGTAATAATATTGTTGTTGATACAGCTCATGGTATTTTAGATGAGTCAAGTAATGAACAATTAATTTTTTCAACAACTGGAGCGGCAGTTAATCATATACAAGTTCAAAATGCAGCAACTTCAGGTACACCTTCAATTAGTGCAGTTGGAGATGATACAAATATTAATATTTCAATTCAACCCAAAGGAACAGGTCAAGTTACTTTAGATAATTTAACTTTACCAGCAGCCGATGGAACAGCAGATCAAATTTTAGTAACAGACGGTTCTGGAAATTTATCTTTCGTAGATAATTCTGGCGGCACAGATTGGCAAGCAGTTAAAACTACAACTTACACAGCAGCAGCGGGTGAAGGTGTGTTTGCAGACACATCAGGCGGTGTGTGGACTCTAACTCTACCATCATCCCCAACAATAGGTGACGAAGTTTCTTTTGTAGATTATGCAGGAACATTTGATACTAATGCTTTAACTATTGGAAGAAATTCTGAAAATATTCAAGGGGCAGCAGCAGATTTAACAGTTTCAATAGAAAGAGCAGCTAACACTTTGGTCTATACAGATGGAACTCAGGGTTGGTTGTTAAAGAATAAATAATCATGGCTACTTATAAGGGGATACAGGGTTTTGGAATTCAAAATCGATCTTCTGATCCTAATGAAATAACAGAAGGAGAAGTTTGGTATAATGACACCTCGAATGTATTTAAGGTTTTTAATCCCGGTCTTGTTGAAACCTGGGCTACAGGTGGAAATTTAAGCACAGGAAGAAGAGAAGCAGCATCAGCTGGAATTACAACCGCAGCTGTAGTTTTTGCAGGTGATTATCCTCCTATGGCTACTACCGAAGAATATAATGGATCAACCTGGACAGGTGGTGGAAATATGGCAAACGCAAGAAACAGCTTAGCAAGTGGTGGAACACAAACTGCAGCTTTAGGTTTCGGTGGATCTGGATCTACAAATTCAACTGAAGAATATGATGGATCAACTTGGACAGCTGGAGGAAATATGGGCACAGGAAGAAGTGTTTTAGGAGGGGGTGGAACTCAAACGGCAGGTTTAGCTTTTGGTGGATTAAGTTATCCTCCGCCAGTTGTTGAAAATTCAACCGAAGAATACGATGGCTCTGCTTGGACGGCTGGTGGAAATTTATCTACAGCAAGATATTACGTAGGTGGAGATGGTATTCAAACATCAGCTTTAGCTTTTGGTGGAAGCCCAGATCCTGTAGGTCAAACAGAAGAATACAATGGTTCCGCTTGGACAACTGGAGCAGATATGAATGTAGCGAGAGTAAGTATAGGAGGGGCAGGTAATAGTAATACAGCAGGACTTGCATTTGGTGGTAATTTGCCAGATGGCACTAAATTTGATAGTACCGAAAAATATAATGGAACAGCGTGGACAACTACAACACCTATGCTTAACGAAACAAGGACCACAGCTGGTTGTGGAGTTCAAACTGCAGCTTTAGCTGTTGGTGGTTATACCCCTTTAAGTGGAACTTCAACAGAAACAGAAGAATTTTCTAGTACACCAGGAATAGTAGCAGAAATAATAACAACAAGTTAATTAACGAAGGAGTAAACTATGGCAAAAACACATCAATACTGCGTAGCAGAAAACTGGGGCAAAGGATTCATTGAACATAGTGATTCTAGAAAGATTGCATTTTCCGGTTTACCTGGTAATGTTTGGAGAGTACCTGCACATAACAAAGATGCAAATCTTTGGATTAATAAAGTGCTAGGAACTGTTAAAACAAAAGACGAAGCGCAAGCAATTGTTGACGTTGAGGTCACTGCAGCACAAAATTCATGGGATGCTTTATCTGATGAACACAAAGCTAACAGTACAAGACCCGCTGATATAATATTAGAGGAATAAAATTAAATGTCTACGTACAAAGAAATTAACGGAATTAAAGTTGAGAGCTTAAGCTCTGATCCACCATCTCCTTTTGAAGGAGAGGTGTGGTATAATAGTACTTCAGCGACTGTAAAATATTTTGGTGTCTTAGCAGGTTCTTGGGCTACAGGTGGAACTTTAAGTACAATTAAAAGAAATGCAGGAACAGTTGGACTTCAAACAGCATCAGTAGCTTTCGGTGGAAATACTCCAAGTTATACAAACGTAACAGAAGAATATAATGGATCCGCTTGGACTGGTGGGGGAAACATGGGTACAGCAAGATCATTTTTATCAGGTGCTGGAACTCAAACAGCAGGACTTGCTTTTGGCGGAGCCACAAGTCCTCCATTTACAGCTTCGGTTGCAACAGAAGAATACAATGGATCAGCTTGGTCAAGTGGTGGAAATTTAGGTACGGCAAGATCCTCTCTAGCAGGTGCTGGAACTCAAACAGCAGCTTTAGGTTTTGGTGGATATTTATCTACAGCAATAGCTACAAATATTACCGAAGAATACGATGGTTCAGCTTGGACGGGTGGTGGAAATTTAGCAAATGGAAGAAGAGGATTAGGGGGAGCTGGAACTCAAACGGCAGGACTTGCTTTTGGTGGATTAGATCCAAGTAATGCTAGATTAACTAATACAGAAGAATATGATGGATCAGCTTGGACAGCTGGTGGAGCTTTAACGCAAACAGGAAATTTTGACTTAGCAGGTTGTGGTTCACAAACTGCAGCTTTAGCTTTTGGTGGTGATATACCCCCTCGTACAAATAGAACAGAAGAATATGATGGAACATCTTGGACAGCTACAGGAACTTTAAATAATGCAAGAGCGGAAGCAGGAGGTTGTGGTACACAAGCCGCAGGTTTATCTGTTGGCGGTACTCCAGATACGGGAACATTAACAGAAGAATTTACAGGCGGTGGACCTGCAACATTTACAGTAGGAACGGATTAAAATATTATGGCTACATACAAAGAAATACATGGAACAAGTATAGAAGTTTTAGCTTCAGATCCAGCTAATCCAGTACTTGGACAAATTTGGTATAATACAACATCACAAACTTTAAAAGCTTACCAGTTTCAACAAGCGGTTTGGGCTAGTGGTGGAAATTTATCTACAGCAAGATATGGTTTAGCAGGAGACGGTACACAAACAGCAGCTTTAGCTTTTGGTGGAAATGGTGCAAAAGTTAACACCGAAGAATACGATGGCTCTTCTTGGATAGCTGGTGGAAATTTAGCTACAGGAAGAAATTCTTTAGGAGGTGCTGGAACACAAACTGCAGCTTTAGGTTTTGGTGGATATTTATCTACAGCAATAGCTACAAATATTACCGAAGAATACGATGGTTCAGCTTGGACGGGTGGTGGAAATTTAAGTACTGCAAGAGATTATATAGGAGGTACTGGTACTCAAACAGCAGGACTTGCTTTTGGTGGTGAAGATACTGGTATTCCAAATTCAAATACCACTCAAGAATATAATGGCACAGCTTGGACAGCAGGCGGAACTATGAACACTGCAATATCGAGAGCGGGGGCAGCTGGAACTCAAACTGCAGGTTTGTCTATAGGTGGTAATGTTCCACCTTTTTCAAATGTAACAGAAGAATACGATGGCTCTGCTTGGACAGTTGGAGGAACTCTGAACACTGCAAGATATGGTTCCAGCGGTGCTGGAACTCAAACTGCAGCAGTTGCTTTTGGTGGTTATAATGGTGATCCAACTGGTGCTACAGAGGAATATGATGGCTCAACTTGGACAACATCTACTAATATGATTAGTAAAAGACGTTATTTAGCAGGTGCAGGTGTTCAAACAGTTGCTTTAGCAGCTGGTGGATTAGGTCCACCGACATATAATATAACAGAAGAATACACAGGCGGTTTTAATGCGACCGTTACAATATCAGGTTCTTAAACCTTGCAATAATTTTTAAATAGTTTATATATCTCTTAAACATAAAGGAAATAGAAATGACTACAGAAAAAAGAAATATCCAACCGTTAATAGAAAAAGAAGAACAGCATCTTCATAATATTTTGCCTGCAGAAGACGTTAAGGCATTTAAAGATATGGTGGGTGAGTTCAGAGATACTTGGACTAAGAAACAAATTTTCAGAACAGAGACAGAAGCTAGAATATCTGTACTTCAAGATATGAAATATCCAACTAAAGCTTCTAAGTATTGGCAATGTGTTAGAGAACAAAATGTATTTTTAGAAAATTTAATGTCATTGTCTTTTGATTATAGAAGAAACGATGTTAAGATTAAAAGACTAGAGAAAAAAATTATAGAAGAAGAAGATGATCTTAAGAAAGAACTTTGGAAAATTGATTTAGATGAAAAGAGATATGGTAAAGCTAATATGGAGCTTACAGCAAAAGATAGAATGCGAGAATTAAAAATGTGGTCTAAACTTAAGATAGAATTTAATGATGGTTCTTTTAATGATAAAGATGTTGATCAACATCAATTAGAATCTTACAATAAAATTATGCAACATAAATCTAAAACTTTAACATCTGGTTCATCCCAAGCAGAAGTATTCAATGTACTAGGTCAATTACAAACTATAGAAAGAGTGAAAAGAGATGGAGAACTGGAACACCATAGAAAAGAAGCAATTACTTCAGAACCGAGTTTTGGAAAAAAACCAGAATAGAAAACTACTATTTTTAGTAGCATTACCGAGATCTGGTAATACTTTATTTGCAAGTATTATGAATCAAAATAAAGAGATAGCAGCGACTGCTAACTCTGTGACTTTAGAGATAATGAAAGATTTACATCTATTAAAAAATACAGATGTCTTTCATAACTTTCCAGATCACAAATCTTTAGATAATGTATTAGATTCTGTTTATGAGAATTATTATAAACATTGGCCACAACGTATAATTATTGATCGTGGTCCAGTAACGACACCCGCTAATTTTGAACTAATGAACAAACATTTTAAAAGACCTTTTAAATGTATAGTATTACTTAGAGATTTAATGGATGTGCTTGCTAGTTACATGCAATGGTACACAGAAAACCCAGATGCATTTCCTAATAGATATGGTCATACAACAGATTTTGACAAATTAATGATGTTAATGAATAAAGATGGAGGTATTGCTAAAGAGTTAGATGCAATTCAAAATTCATACAATTATCCAGGTATGTGTCATTATGTAAAATACGATGATATGGTTACAAATTCTGAACAGGAGTTTAAAAAAATATATCAATTTCTAGAGGAACCTTATTTTAATCACAGGTTTTTTGATTTAGATCAAGTACAAGTAAATGGTTTATCTTATGATGACAAAGTAGTGGGCAGTAATATGCATAAACTATTTGATGGACCGGTTAGAAAAGTATACAACCCTTACATAGAAAAAATTCCAGAAAGAATTATAGAAAAATATGGACACATTAAATTTTAAAGCAATATTTTTAGGTCAATCGGTTTTAAAATATGAAATGCCTTTAGATATTTTTAATTCTATTAATTATATTTATGAAGCTAATTTTAATAATTTAGCGTCAGCTAATAAACAACTTGTAGGAAAAATAGAAAAAGAACATTCTATTTTTTATAATGGAGATGACGAATCTAAAATGAAAAGACATAATTTAATACCTAAAAATGTACACCAATGGTTTATGGGCGTTTATCATCATTACTTAGATTGGAATAAAATACGTGGGTATAAAACTCATTTAAATTCTGTTTGGATAAATGAAATGAAAGCCAATGAATATAATCCAGTCCATGTTCACCAAGGTAGTATATTTACAGGACTATCTTCTGTTATGATTTTAAAATTACCTAAAAACTATGGACTTGAATACTCAGCAGCAGACAAACCTCAAAATGGTAAACTACAACTATTAGGTTCAGCATCTGGTCAGTTTGCAAATGTAGATTACCAACCTGATTTAAAAGAAAGAGATTTTTTTATATTTCCTTATGATATGAGACACACAGTTTATCCTTTTAATTCAACCAATGAAGTTAGACGTACTCTTGCAGCTAATTGCGATGTAGATTATAACCCTATAAATAACAGAGGAGCAGAATGATACATACAGAACCAAATTGGAAATCTTATATGGTGGAAACCACAGAACCTATATTTACACCAGAGCAATGTAATATTATTAGTAAATTAGGAAGAGCTATGCCACCACAAAACGCACAAGTAGGTGGAGGAAAAGGAGGAGAGTATAATACTAAAACCAGAATATCTCATATTAGTTGGATTCCATTTGATCAACCTGATTCAATTCCAATGTATAAAAAATTAGAAGATATGATGCACAAAACTAATAGAAGACATTTTGGATTTCAAGATATGGCTATTAATGAACAAGCACAATACACTGAATATCCTGAAGGTGGTTTTTATGATTGGCATATGGATTGTGATTTAGTTATGAAACACGAGCCTCCAGTTAGAAAAATATCTATGACATTAGTATTGTCAGATGAATCTGAATTTGAAGGGGGTGGACTAGAATTAGGAAAACCTAATAACATTATAAAACCTAAACAAGGACACGCTGTATTCTTTGCAAGTTTTATTAATCATAGAGTAGTGCCTATTACAAAGGGACTTAGAAAATCTTTAGTAATGTGGTTTGGAGGAGAGCCTTTCAAATGAT